CGGCTCCTTGGCGCGGCCTCTGAAGAAACGCGGGATCGCCACGGGGCAAGCGTACGCGCCGGCGTACGTCAGCGCGCCCGGCAGGATTTGAACCTGCGACCTTCCGCTCCGGAGGACATCAGCCGGAGTACCCGAATCGCCCGTAAATCCTGTGTTTACGGGCGATTCTGCGTTTTAGGTGACCACGGATAAGGCACGATTGGGCACCGATTCGGGGGGATTCGGGCACTAGAATGGCCGCTGTGCCCAATCAAGCGGGGGGCTAGTCGGCATTCACGTAGGCGTACTCGCAAAGCCGGACCATCCGCCCAGCCTCAACCTCGCGCTCAAGCCGAAGCCGCTCGGCCTTGACGACCGGCGCAAGGTCCTTGCTCTGTCGCTGCTGCCGTTTTTTGACCGCGTCGGCGGATCGAACTAGACCCGAGCGCCGACGCGCCTCGGCGCCGCTATAGCCGACAAACCCCACCACGCGATTCAGCGCGTCCCGCTCATATTGCGGCAGATTCTCGGCTAGGCCCACACGAGCGGCTCGGACGCACTGGGCGAGCGCATCCACAGCGACCGTGATCGTTGCGTGATCTGGACCCCGGCGCTTTCGTTTGCCGCCACCGTCACGGCCAACGTAGGCCGACGTGAACCCCGGCATTGAGGGTGGCGGCTCTCCCTCCGGCCAGATTCCCGCCTCCCGGCGTGTCTGGATGCAGCTCGAGTAGTGGTCGACCTCGTGATAAGTCAAGACTTCACGTAGGGCAGCGCTGACCAGATAGATGCGGCGGGCGCGGTCTACGGTCGTCCTGGGCGTGGACGGCGAGGCCTGCGGTCCGATCTTGAGCAGCGTGTCTTGGATGTATTCGTGAGATAGGACCGCAACGCGTAGCTCGCGCTCAACTCTCAGATACGGCTCGTCGTAACGCGTGCTCGCTAACTCGCGCCAATGTCCCTCCACAGCTTGCGATCTTGGCTGAGTGCTTCCGGCAATTTCCACACCAGCAGTCTCGACGATCAGCCGGACGACGCGGCTATCGCAGCTGCGAATCGAGCGTGGCCTGAGCCGCGAGAAGCTCGCGGCAAGGGCTGGTCTCAGTGCGCGGACCATCTTCAACCTCGAGCGCTGCATCGGGCAGCCGCAAGCGATTACGGTGGCCGCTCTGGCGCGAGCTCTCGGCTGCTCCGCCGAGGACATCTTCGCCACGAACGAGCAACGCCAGGACGGGCATCCTGGCGTTGCGAAGACAGCCGATGCGGGCGGCGGTCATGGATCAAGCTAGCGGACGGTCCGGCGGACTTCGCCCAGTGGGCGAAGTGCTCGGCGACTATTTGGACGGCCTGAGGCCATCCGCTGAGGCTGGCGGCGCTCGGCCGGCGCTTCGACGTCGGCAGCGAGCCCGTGGCGCTGCGCTCCCGCCGCGAGCGTGCCGCGAGTGCGGCGCCGAGCCGATGTCCCACTGGCGTCTCTGTGAACCCTGCTGGCGCGAGCGGTACGGCTCTCCCGAGCCAGCGCAGCTGACCCTCGATAACGAGAACGGTCGGATCGGCGAGCTGGTCCGAGAGGGCCAGCGCAACGGGACGATACGCACCCAGGCAGACGGCGGCCGGCCGAAATCCTCCATCGCCCCCGTGGGGATGAAGATTGGCACTGATGAGATATTCACCGCCGGCCACAAGGAGCGCGGTGACGTATATGTCATGGCCGACGCTCCCCCAGGTGCGTTGGCGTGAGCGGCTATGTCTGGGGCGTGGACCCAGGGATCGCTGTCCAGGCGGTCGCGTTCGCCGACATCGAGTCGCCCGTGGTCCAGGTGCGGACGCTGATCACGCGATGCGATGAGCGCGAGGGCGCCCGACTCGGATTGCTCGACCGTCAGCTCCGGATCGCCGCGCGCCAGTGGGCCGGATCCTTCCCGCCCGAGGTCGTCTGGGTCGAAGCGCCCGCGGGTCGCTTCCGCAATCCGCAGCTCGTCTACGCCGTCGGCGTCATCCAGGCCGCGTTGTTCGAGACGCTTGGCGTGCCGGTCTGGTCGATCCCGTCGGGGGCCTGGAAGCGGCGCACGGTCGGCGTCGGGAACGCCACCAAGCCGCAGGTCCGCGCTTGGGTGGACGAGCTCGGCGTCGACGTGGACTCGCAGGACGAAGCCGACGCGGTAGCCGTCGCTTGCGCTGGTCGCGCGATGCTGCTCTCGGGCTCGTGGGAGGCAGTCGCATGAACGCCACCACGGCCGCGCTGATCGAACGACTCACCCGAGCACTCGGGCCGCCGGTATCGACGCCCGACCTCGTGCGCGGTGCCGAGGGACGGCTCGAGCGCCCGCGCTACCGCGTGCACCGCTGGCGCTGCCCAGCGTGTGGCGCGCATTGGAACGATCCGATCTATCGGCCGCTCGTGGTCGACTCCTCCGACCGCGTCTACTGCCAAGCGTCTCAGTGCTCGGCGGAAGCGATTGGATCGGCGGTTCGCGCTCTGCTTATTGGATCGGCGGGAGCGGCGTGACCGCCACGGGTGAAGTCCTGGCCGCAATCGGCTGTCCGCCGGCGGGGACCCCGGTCAAGGACGAAGCCGAGAGGAAGCCTGTTGTCACGAGAGCGTCGAGCGTCCGCAGCCGCCGAATCGAATGGTGCAACAAGGGCCGGTGGCCGATCGGATACCCGACGATCCAGACCGGCGAAGAGAAAATCGGCAAGACGGTCATGTTCATCAGGGATGCGGCCGCACTGACCAATGGTCTGCTCGAGGGCAAGTTCTACGGCCAGCCGACAGCCGTCCTGATCGTGGCGGTGGAAGACAGCCGTGAGGACATGTGGAAGCCACGGCTCGTCGCCGCCGGCGCGGACCTCGAACTCGTCAGCTTTCTAGACGCTCCCGATGCCTGGAACGTCCGCGACGGCATGGGCCTGGTCGAACAGGGACTCGAGCAGACCGGCGCCGAGCTCGTGTTCATCGACGCCGTGATGGAGCACCTGCCCGAGCCTCGCGGCGGCGAGAACGCCAACAGCACCACGTTCGTGCGGAGTTGCCTGCGACCGATGGCCTCGATGTCTGAGCGGCGGAGGATCACCATTGTCATCTCCACCCACCCACCCAAGCGGCGGGCCGTTGCCTTCGCTGACTTCTACTCGGCGTCTGCGGCGTTCACGCAGGTGTCGCGTTCATGCCTGCTGTTCGGGTGGCATCCCGACGACGAGGATCTACCGGAGGAACGGCGGCGGCGGGTGCTGCTCCGCGCCCGCGCGAACGTCGGCCGCGACCCTGGAGCTCTCAGCTTCCGGATCGACTCTCAATGGTTGACGCTGGACGACGGCCACGAGGACGAGGTTCCCTTCGCCACCGACGTCGAGCCGTGCGACGTCACGATCCGCGACCTGCTTCGTGCCGACCGCCCGCAGGGGCCGGATCCTGAACAGCGCGAGCCCGGGAAGCAGGAGCAGCTCGAGGAACTCATCACCGACTACCTCGCCGATGGTCTCTGGCATCCAAACCTCACGGACAACCTGAAACGGGACGGATGGGCACACGGCACGATCCAGGCGGCGCGGAGCAAGGTCGCGCGGGCGCGCAAGCAGGCAGGCACGATGGCCGGCGGGTGGGAATGGCGGTTGCTAGACGTTTCGTCGCGTTCGGCTGACTCTTCGACTCTTCCAGACGGCCTCGCGTGCGCGCGAAGTGTGTACGTCGAAGCTGACTCTTCGACTCTTCCAGGTGAAACCCCAATAGGTAAGGAAGAATCAAAGAGTCAGGGAAGTGCAACCAACGGCGGTAAGGCTCTCCACGAAGAATCAAAGAGTCAGCCCGCGGAACGGACAACGCGCGCGTGGGGCCCGCGCTGCAGCTGTCTCGACGGCGGCACTGAGCCGACGGGCGATGGTCGCTGCTCACGATGCTGGGGAACGATCTCGTGAGCGTGTCCGCCGAGGTCGAGGCGATCCGCGCGGACGCCGAGCGACGCCTTCGTGAGCTACGAGCCCTCCGTGAGGTACTCGTCCCCGACCGTGACGACGCCTACGTGCTCAGTGAGCTCGTCACGATCGACTCGCAGATCCGCGCCGCCGAGCGAGCGCTCCGACTCAGCGAGAAGACATCGTGAGCGTGGTCCCCGGCGCAGTCGTTCTCAGCGACGAGCAGCTCGAGACGCTCGCGGACCTCATCGCTGATCGGCTGCGCTCCACGTCGGCCGGCGAGCTGATCGACGCAGCCGAGCTCGCCTCGAGGATCAGCCGCAGCCGCGACTTCGTCTACGAGCACGCCGCACTGCTCGACGCCGTCCGCATCGGTGACGGTCCGCGGCCGCGGCTCATGTTCCGCTGGCCGCAAGTCCTCGATCGCCTCGCCGCTCACGACACGCCGGCACCGAAGCCTCCGAGTCAAGCGCCACGCAGCCGTAAGCGAACGACCGGCGTCGAGCTACTCCCGATCGGCGGCAAGTCGAGATGACCAACCACCAGCGCGCACTCGCGGCCGAGCATCGACCTCGCGAGCTCCAAGGTGAACCCCGGCTCTGTATCGCCGACGAGCGTGAGATCGCCGAGGCCGCCAGACGGAGTCACACCGAAGCGGCGCAAGTCGAGGTCGCGGCGGCGCTCGCCCGGATGGCCGCTGACCTCGAGCTAGTCCGGACGCGCATCGGTGTGGCCGCGCCAGGTGATCACCGCGGCTACCTCCGATCCGCGCGCCATGCGCTGAAAGGGCTCCAACGTGTCGTCGATTCGTGACGCAAACGGTTCCGCCGCCGGAACGTTTACCATGCTTACCGCTGGCCGGATAAGCGCCGCGGAGCACGAAGCGGCGTCCACGCTCAACACGAGCACTACGGCACAGCGTCAGCCTGCCTTTCACCCGAAAGGGAACACATGAGCCTCACGCCCAGCACGGTCACGATCGCTGCGCGCGTAACCCCGGACGTCGCGGAACAGCTCCGCGCAATCGCCGCCGACCACGCCACGACAACGTCGCGCCTCGTCGCCCACATCCTTGCCGGCGCCCTTCACGAACCCGCATCAGGTCACGATGACTCCTGAAATCAGCAGCACCAACCATTCCCCGCTGGCAACAGCGATGCGTGAGGCGCGCGCCCGCGGCGTCACCGACCCTGCTCTCGCCGCCCAGGTTGGCATTCCGGGGGCCACGCTCAGGCGGATCATCGACGGCATGCGGCCCGTCGGCTGGGTAGCCCGCGGGCTGGCCGAGGCCCTCAATCGCGATGTAGAAAAGCTGTTCCCGTGATGACCGTAGCCACTGACCAACATCGGGGACCTGATGCTCGTGGCCCTGAGCGAGCCACACGGGCTGATGCCGACGACTGCTGCCAGGAGTGCGGTCACCGACTACTGCACGCGAACGGTGCTGAGGTCTGCTGCTGGAACCCATGTACGCGGTACGGCCATCCGGTTGGGGTGAACGGTGTCGCTGCCTAGATCATGCGGCCGCTGCGGCCGCATCCACGGACGTGGCCAGCGCTGCCCGGCGGCACAGTCGAGCCGCAAGACAGCAGAACGATTCGGCCGAGGCTGGAACCAGACCAGCAAGCGCATCCTCACGCGCGACGGCCACGTCTGCCAGCTCCGGCTACCCGGCTGCACTGGACGAGCGGACACCGTCGACCATCTCCGCCCCCGCTCGCAGGGCGGCACCGCAACCGACGCCAACCTCGTCAGCGCCTGCCGCCACTGCAATTCGGTCAAGGGAGCGAGAGCAGCATGACCCGCCCGCTATCCACGCAGGCCGCGGCCGCCCTGCCGCGGCGAGGGTACGGGGGGAGGGCAAAGTCCAAGACGGAGGCCCGCATGACTCCCGCAGTGCTGCGCCGCTCCGCGCGGGTTTTCGCGGGTTTGGGAGGGGGGTCCTGATGGGCGCTCGTGGGCCGTTGCCGCAGGCGAATTCGCGTCGTGGCGAGCGTCGGAGGTCGAGCACGGCGCTGGCGCTGGCGCCGGGGCATCCAGAGCGGCTGCCGGCGACGCCGAACGATCTCGGTACCGCTGGCCGCGAGGCGTGGCGCGAGGCGTGGCGGTGCGAGTGGGCGCTGACGACGGATGCGCGTGCGATCGAGCACCTGGCGCGGCTCGAGGACGAGCGCGCGGCGGTGCTGGAGACGATCGGGTCGGATCTGTTGCTCGAGAAGGTGCTCGTCTCACCGAAGGGCGACGTCGTCGGCTCTGAGCGCTATGCGAATCCGCTGCTGCGGGAGCTGCGGCGGCTGGATTCGCCGATCTTGGCGCTGCGGGCGGCGCTGGGGCTCTCGCCGATGGCGCGGGCCCGGCTTGGCCAGGCGGTCGTGCGGATCCGTAAGGATGAGCGGGCGCTCGAGCGTGAGCGGATCATGGGCGCCTACGTGGAGGCGGTCGGCGATGCCTGATCCAATGCCGGCCAAGAGCCGCACGCTCGCCTGGGACGTGCTCGCGTGGACGACGGAGTATCTGCGCCAGCCAGACGGCCCGCGGGCGGGCGAGGCGTGGGTCTTCACGCCGGAGCAAACCCGGATCGTCGCCCGCTGGTACGCGATCGACGCCGCCGGCCGGTTCATCTATCGCCGCGGCGTGCTGAGGCGGATGAAGGGGTGGGGAAAGGATCCCTTCCTCGCCGCGCTGGCTGCGGTCGAACTGTGCGGACCCTGCCGGTTCGGAGGATGGGATGCAAAGCGCCTGCCCGTCGCGGTGCCGCACCCGGCGCCGTGGATCCAGGTCGCGGCGGTATCGCAGGATCAGACGCGCAACACGATGACTCTATTCCCGGGCCTGTTCTCGCCGGCGGCGATCGACGAGTTCAAGGTCGATCTCGGCAAGACGATCATCTATGCGCGCGGGTCGGGGCGGATCGAGGCGGTCACGAGCTCGCCGCGGGCGCTCGAGGGTGGTCGGCCGTCGCTGGTGATCCTCAACGAGTCCCAGGAGTGGCTGGCGGCGAACGAGGGTCACGCGATGGCGCAGGTCGTGCGGCGGAACCTCGCGAAGTCGAACGACGGGAGCGCGCGGAGCGTGGAGATTTGTAATGCGCACCTGCCGGGCGAGGGCTCCGTCGCCGAGGCGACGTATGAGGCGTGGCGCGAGGCGAGCGAGATCCCCGGCTTGTACTACGACGCGCTCGAGGCCCCGCCGGTCGAGGATCTGGCCGACCGTGACGCGCTCAGCCCTGCCCTGCTCGTGGCGCGCGGCGATTCGGTCTGGGTCGACGTGGACCGGCTGTGCGACGAGATCGCGGATCCCGCGACGCCTGAGCATGTAGCGCGGCGCTACTACCTGAACCACATCGTTCGGGTGGACGCGGAGGCGTGGCTTCCGGCCGGCAGCTGGGAGGCGTGCGCGCGGCTGGGGGAGGAGATCCCGGCGGACAGCAAGGTCGTGCTCGCGTTTGACGGCTCCTACAACGGCGATGCGACGGTGCTCGTGGCGTGCTCTATCGCCCGGCCGCCGCATGTGCAGCTCGCGGCGATCTGGGAAAAGGACGAGCGCGACGGCCCGGACTGGAGGGTGCCGGCGGTCGAGGTCGTCGAGGACATCCGCGCGATGTGTAAGCACTGGAAGGTGAAGGAGGTCACGTGCGACCCATTCCTATGGAGAGCCGACCTGGAGCGGCTCGCGGACGAAGGCCTGCCGATCGTGGAGTTCGCGCAGAAGGGCTCGCGGATGATCCCGGCGACGCAGCGTGCATACGAGGCGGTCACCCGCCAGGAGATGACGCACGACGGCAGCGAAGCGCTCACACGCCATGTCCGGAACGCCATCCCGAAGGTGGACGCACGCGGCGCGCGGCTGAGCAAGGACGCGAAGCACTCAACGCGGCGGATCGACGCGGCGGTGGCGATGCTGATGGCGCTGCAGCGTGCAGCGGAGATGGCGGGCCGCCGCACGCCGAGGGTGATCGACCCGAACAGGGTTCTCGCGCAGGTGGCGGCTGACCAGGAAAGGGTGACGGTTCCATGAAGAAGCGATTTACGCCCGTCGTGAGCGAGCCGCAGCGCCGGAAGTCTGCCGCGCGCTGCATCAACCCGAATCGTGTGCTCGCCGACGCCAGCCCGAACGGGCAGCGGTGGGTCGCTATGCCGCACCAGCGCGAGGCGGACATCGCAGCGCGGATCCAAGGGAGGCTCAACAATGGACTTTGAGGAAGTGACCCGCGGCGAATATGTCGAGCACCTTCGCACGCTCGATGCCGACGAGCTGGTCGAAGCCCGGTTCGCTCTCTATGACCTCGCGGAGGCCGCGGAGTGGGATACGCCACTTCACCGGAGCGTGCGCGACTGCCTGGCGCTCATCGCCAAGGCCGAGACGCGGTGTGAGCTGGTGCGGCGGTGGCGGGACGCTCACCGGATATCGGGGCTCCCGGGCGATTCGGATGCGTTCGCGGAGGCCCTTCCGGTGCTGGTGCGGGCGCGCTCCGAGCTCGGCGAGCCGCTCGACGGGGACATCTTCGCCGCGGCGCTCGAGGTCGCGGAGCGCCGCGGGTCCGCAAATCCACACGAAAGGGAGCAGAAATGACCGATAAAGAGAGAATCGACCGGCTCGAGCAGGCCTTCGCCGAGCTCGCGGGCGGCGTGGACTGGTGCTCGCTGCGCGCGCGCCGTCGACCGGACGCGATGCGCGCGATTCAGGCCGAGCAGGAGGCATTGAGAGACATCGAGGACCGCGCGACTCGCGAGGCCAAGCTCGAAGCCGAGCTGGCTGCGATGAGGGCCGCGTGATGGCCTCGGACGTCGCAGCCAGCCTGACCGAGGAGGAGATCGCGGAGGTCGCTAGGCGTGTCGAACAGCGACAGCTCGACGGGAAGCTCGCGAGGGTCATGCCGCCGTCGCCAGTGCTGGCGGGCCACGAGAAGGAGCTCGCGGACATGTACCAGGCTCGGCAGCGTTTCCTGCGCGCCGAGGCCGCCGCCGAGCAGGAGCGTCAACGACGCGTGCGCGAGGCTGTGGAGGAGCGTAAGCGTCGAGAGTGGGAGGCGAATGCGCCGAAACGGGCGGCAGCCGAGGCCGAGTTGGCGAAGCTCGCGCCCGAGCTGGCCGCGGCCGAGCGCCGGCATGACGACCTGCTCGAGCGTGAGGCCGAGCTGCGGAGGGTGGCGTCGCGATGAGCACGGTGGCGAACCCCAAGGCCGAGCGCGAGGCGATGCGCGGTGTCCGTGAGACACGGATCTCGCCGCGCTCGGAGTTCGAGCTGCGGGAGATCCCGAACGGGTCGGGCGGCACGAATCTGCGGTTCACGGGGTTCGCGTGCGTGACCGGCGCCGAGTATGAGATGGAGGATCACATCGGTCCGTGGATCGAGTCGGTGTCCGTCGGCGCGTTCAAGAAGACGCTGAGCGAGGGTGCCGACGTGGCGTTCCTTTTGAACCATGAGGGGATGACGCTCGCTCGCACGAAACCGGGCACGTTGAAGCTGGCGGAGCAGACCGACCCGACCACCAGCCCGATTCTTGGGATCACGGGTCTGCATTCGGAGGCGCTCCTCGATCCTCAGAACTTCTACGTGCAGGCGATGCGGTCCGCTGTTGACCGCGGCGACCTGGACGAGATGAGCATGGCGTTCCGGGTCGTCAGACAACGGTGGTCCTACGAGGAACAGAACGGCGTCGGGGACCGGCGCTGGCTCCAGGAGCTCAACCTCGACAAGGGCGACACGAGCCTCGTCAACTACGCAGCCTCGCCCGCGACGGGCGGCACCGTTGCGCTCCGTCAGCGACTGTTCGGCCGCGGAGACACGATGGAGCGCGAACGGGCGATGCCTCGCGACGCCCGACCTGGCGACGTGTTCGTGCCGGACTACACGCATGTCGCGCACGCCCAGCTCGCTCTCGCCCGATCGCGAGGCACTGCGCGCCACGCTCCCGCGCCTCGGCGTAGCGCGGACGTCGTCGCGCTACCTGACTACGTTGAGCGGGCGAAGATCGCATTGGCCCGGGCGAAGGCGGGATTCTGAGATGGCCGGTAAGAACACGCTGCGGCTGTATGTGACGGCCGACGGGAAGGTGGCTGTCAGAACGTTCGATGAGGTCGGCGCAGCGTCGGATCGCACCGCCGCAAAGGTCGAGAAGGACGCTGAGAGGCAGACGTCGTCGTTCAAGAAGATCGAGGCGGGCACGCATCATCTTCGCGGCGCCGCCGGCATGCTCGCCGGGACTGTTGGCCTGGGCGGTCTCGCGTTCGGAATCAAGGATGTCGTCGAGGCGGGCATCAAGCTTCAGCAGCAGCAGTCGCTGTTGCAGAACTCGCTGAAGACGACGGGGCAGTACAGCGAGCGGACGATGAGGATGGTGGAGGCGTCGGCGTCGGGATTGGCGACGCATGGCGGGTTTTCCGATCCTGCGCAGTTGCAGGCAATCACGAACTTTGTGCGGTTGACGGGGTCTGCGACCAGGGCGGTGCAGGCGAACCGGGAGGCAACGAACTTGGCGCGCGGCACGGGTCTCGGGTATTCGCTGGCGCAGCGAATGATCAGCCAGGCACTGACGGGTACGACAGGCCGGTTGCAACGGTATCTCGGGGTGATTCAGCCCGTGAAGACCGCGCAGTACGCGTTGTCGCAGGCGCATGGCGCGAACGTCCTGCAACTCGAGGCGCAGTCGAAGGCGCTTGGGAAGCTCGGCCCGCTGTGGCTGAAGCAGCAGGAGATTGCGCACAACCTGACGCCGCAGATGGTGCAGCACGCTCAGCTGCTCGATAAGCAGGCGACAGCTCAGAAGGTGCTGGGTTTGGTGCAGGCGAAGTATGGGACGGCGACGCAGGCGTTTGCGCGGACGACAGGCGGCGCGATCTCGAACCTGAAAAACTCGTGGGAGCAGCTGCAGGCCGGGATTGGCACGAAGGTCCTGCCGGTGCTGAGCACGGTCATCAAGTTCCTTGATCGCAACAAGACCGCTGCCGTGATCGTCGCGGGCGTGCTGATCGGACTCGGCGTCGCGTTCAAGGTGGTGACGCTCGCGACGAGGCTGTGGGCGACCGCAACGACTGTCGGCGGGGCGGCTGTCACAGCTGTCACGGCGATCATTGGTTTTTTGACGCCGAGCGCGTGGGGGCTGTCGGTCGCGATGGATGTTCTCGCGGGCGCGTCCGCCGCCGCATGGATCGCAATGACCGGCGGGCTGATTCTCGTTGTCGCCGCGATCGTGCTCGTGATCACTCATTTCAAAACGTTCGAGAGTGTCGTCGGCGCCGTCTGGAACTGGCTGAAGGGGGCTGTCGGGTCGGTCGTGAATTTCATCAAGGCGCACTGGCAGCTGCTGGTGTCAATCCTCGGCGGCCCGTTCGTCGCGCTCGGCCTGTTCGTAGCCACCCACTTCTCGCAGGTGAAGCATGTCGTCGAGAACGTCGTCGGGTTCATCGGCAAAATCTTCTCGAAGGTATTTCA